AGAATTTGATTCAATGGTCAAACAGGCCTATCAGGGCATTGGAGTACTTAAAAAAACAGTCACATTGCGCAATAGCGTTACTGGCGGGACTTATGAGTTCAGGAATATTGGGAAAGGCTTAGCTAAACAAAAGTCTACATCTGATCTAGTTGTCCCTATGGACTTGCAACACAATTTAAGCACTGCGATTTTAGAAAATTGGTATGCGAGTGAGTTTACTGATATTTTCGATCAAGCAGAAGTCAATTTTGACGAAAAACAAGAAATAGCGCAAGCAGCGGCTAGTTCAATTTCAAGACGAGAAGATCAATTGATTGTAGATGCCATGGACGCATCAGTTCCATTAGCTTCTGATATCGCAGCTGGCGGAACTAATCTAACCACACAAAAACTAATTGACGCACGAGTCGCTTTAAAAGATCAGGGTGTTCATGATCGCAAGCTTTACTTTGCAGCAAATGCACAAGGACTTGGTGGGCTTTTAAATGATACTAGAGCTGTTAGCGAGGATTTTGCTGTAGTCAAAGCACTTGTTAATGGCGAGATCAATACGTTCATGGGGTTTGAGTTCAATTTCTTAGAAACACGCGACGAAGGCGGAGTTTTAGTAGCCAGCAATATCGTTGATTCGTGGGCTTACTCCAGAGATGCGGTAGGTCTAGCTGTCGGAATTGACATGAAAACAGATATAACTTGGGAAGGCCTGCATACTTCATGGCTTGTTACTTCAATCATTAAAGCGGGCGCGGTTGTTAGAGATACCGGCGGCGTTGTTCGCGTTAAATACGATCAAACGGCATAGGAGGATATGATATGGCTTTTTCAAGAGCGGGCTTAGCTAGACTAGGAACTTCAAATAGTGACGCAGGATCAATGTGGATCTATAAATCAACTGACGCTATGACAGCGATTAGGGCAGCGAATTACTTTTTATCGGCAATTAATGAGATAAAATTGAATGATGTCCTTCTTGTTGTTTCAGCATCTGGCGGAACTCCGGCACTTTACTTCACTTATTGCAACCAGAATACTGGCTCTGCAATTGATGTCGTTGATGGACTTCTTATTCCAGCAACTGACACATAGATAATAAAGCCCTGTCACTTAAGGGCTTCTTTAGCCCTAAATATTTGGGGCTTTATTTAGCACTTTGGGGCATTTGTTATGGCAAGCAAAATAGTAATCATTTCAAATGCTTTAATTTTGGCAGGTGATTTACCAATTAATACGCTTGATGGTAACTCTCGTGTACAAGTGATCGCTTCAAGCATTTACGAATCAATACTAAATGAAATCTTATCAATCGCAAGATGGGGATTCGCAAGGAAAGTAGAGCAGCTTTCAAAGTTAGTAGAAAAACCAAAGCTAGCTCAGTGGAAATCGATCTATCAATTGCCTTCGGATTTAATCACATTAATAAGATTAGACTCTTCGCTGGATTATCAGATATATGGCGATAAAATATATACAAACGCCTCGCAATCTATTTTTGCTGACTACGTTTATAGACCAGAAGAAAGTCTATTTCCAGAATATTTCGTTAAAACATTAGAGTACTCACTAGCAAAGTCTTTCGCTTATTCAATAAGAGATAGTTCCTCTGCAGGTGATCGCCTATTAAGAGACTACAATATATCCTTGTCGCGTTCATTAGCAATAGACTCGCAACAATCCCCTTCAAGACCAATATCACACAGACCCTTTATTGATGTGAGGTTTTAATGTATCAAAAATCTGGTATTTCAAACATTGGCGGAGCATCAGGAAGCTCTGTTATTTTTACTTATTTAACGACTGATGCTAAAGCGACAGTTTTAAGCGCTGGATATTTCAATAAAGGATATACTGAGCTAAAAAAAGATGATTTAGTATTTGTTGTGTTGTCGGGCGATCAATTCACCCTAAGAGTTAATCAGTCAATAGCAAACAATGTAGTTTTAAATGAGGTATCAATTGGAGAGGTTGCTAATAATGCAAGATTCGGATTTGCTGATTATAATGATTTAGCTACATCAACAACTCCTCTTCCTATTACGACCGCAAACAATCCAAACCCTTTGTCTAACGATGCACTTGGCGCTCAAACAAATATATCGTTTCTTCCTTCTGGGGTGACTAAACTTTGGAACTCTACGACTAATCGATTTGACTTATCTGAATTACCGCTGGGATCAACTGTGGATATAAGGCTGGATATTGACTTGATTATGCCATCACCAAACACTGAGGTCTCAATTGTTTTAGAACTGGGTTCTGGTGCAGGAAGATACGATATAACTTATCTTAGTGGTGAGGATTTTAAAGATGCGGCAACCCATAAAGTAACACTATTTAACTCATTTTACATTGCAGATTCTAATACAAAGGATGGCGGAGGAGTATTTAGTATTATTACAGACAAAACATTTAGCGTAAAAGTTAATGGATGGTATTGCAGGGTGATATTACCCTAATGGCTAAAACTCGATTTATACAAAATGGCTTTTCTTCTGGAGTTCTAAGCCCACTAATAAGGGCTAGAGATGATCTTCAACAATATTCTCAAGGTTTAGAAATTGGAGACAATGTTATATTGATCCCTCAAGGGGGGGTTAAAAGACGACCCGGTACCGAATTCATTGATAAAGCACTGCCTAAATTGTTAGTTAACTCAACAGTTCCGAGCATGCCAAATGGCGGAACAGGCTCGTCAATAAACGACTCTAACGATGCGACTAACACAACCACTACTACAAACATATCAACAACTAACCCATATGTTGTGGCAAAGTATGATCTTGGGAGCTCGAAATATATTGACATGGCAGATGTTAGAGGCATTTTTTTATCCGCAGGGACTTCTTCTGAATTTGTTATTCAATCATCTGATGATGACGTTACATATACAACAAATGCGACTATTACCCTAATAGGGGCTAACGCTCTAAATTTTAGATTGTTTGTTGGGCAAACTAAAAGATATTGGCAGCTGGCGCGTGTTGGGGCGTCGGATTTGGGGACAGACAAAGTTACATTGTCAGAATTTAGCTTACTTGAGTTAACGTTAAACAGTTCAGAAGCAAAGCTCAAAGACTTTAGCGTAGAAACAAATAAACATTATTTGCTTGTATTTACTGATTTTAATATAAGAGTCTATGAAAAGGATAGCAATCTACACGTTGCAGATTTAAAATCTCAACTATCATCCAGCCAAGTCATGGGTCTTAAAGAGACACAAAGTGAGTCAGTCATGATTGTCGTTCATGAGGATGTCAAGCCACAAAGGTTGATCAACTTAAAAACGGATATTGACTGGTTGATAGAAGATGTTCCATTTTCTAACATTCCTGATTTTGATTATAATGACAAGTTAAGCCCTACACCAACAAGCGAAATCCAAGTAGCAACGTTTTCTACGCTTCCCTTATTTGTAGCTGGCGACACTTATCAAGTTGATGTCGAGGGAGTGCTAAGTAAAGAAATAACTTTCTCAGGGGACACTACAAGCGATGAAAGGGCGTCTACAGAAGCAAATCTACAAAAAAACCTCCAAGATATGCCTAGCTTTGGCGAGGGCGGGGTATCGGTATCAAGAACGAATACTTTAGAGTATACAATAACAATATCTAATGAGTCCGCTGATTCGTTTAAGTTATTTAGCGGCTTCCCTACTACAGGAACGGCTTCAAAGACAATCACTTTTGTTAAAACTCAAACAGGATCTCCTAGAAAAGAGCCGATTTGGTCGTTTATTAGAGGCTATCCTAAATCAGTTGCGTTTAGTTCTGGAAGACTTGTTATTGGAGGCACAAAATCAAAGCCGCAAAGCTTGATAATGTCAAAGGCTGGAAGTGCATTAAACTTTGATATAGGGGATGGGGATGACGATCAGGCTATATTTGTAACTGTATCATCAAGAAAGCTAAACAATATTAGGGACGTTTTCCCTGCCAAAAATCTTCAAATATTTACTGATGGGGCTGAATTTACTGTAAGTGATCCGCCAATAACCCCCTCGTCAATTTCGATCAACCCACAGACATCTAATGGGTCAATCAATGTGGAGGTTAAAGAGATAGACGGTGTTTCATTATTTGTTGACAGAAATGGTAACTCGATCAATGAGTTTTTATTCAATTTTCAAGAAGGGGCGTATATATCTAATAATATTAGCGTATTAAGTCCAGAAATGATCAACCAACCATTGGACATAGCTGTTTTAAATGGGACAAGCGCAGACGCTGCTAACTGGGTTTTTATTATTAATAGAGACGGGAGCGCTTCGATACTTAATAAATTAAGATCACAAGACATTAATGGATATACAAAATGGAAGACATCTGGTTCGTTGACCAATGTTTCAGTCGTCGATCAAGAACTTTACATGGTTAACAAGCGCGTTATAAATGGTGTTGAGGAAAGTTTTATTGAACGATGGGATTTTAATCATTTGATGGATTCGTCTATAAAAACCACACAATCTGGCGGTGAAATATTAGGATTAGATCACTTAGAAGGTGAAAGCGTTTTCATAGTTTCGGATGGGGTTGTCTTGCCTGAGAGAACGGTTGTATTAGGAAAAGTAACTCTTTCTTTAGAAGAACAAGCGTATACTGATTATGAGGTGGGGCTCAACTTCATTCCAAAGATTAGGCCGATGCCGATTAGCACCAACATTGGTAGTGGTAGAAACATATCGAGGCTTAAAAGGATTGTTAGAACAAATATTATAACATTTGACACTGTTGGACTGTCGTTTGACGGAGAAGACGTTCCTGTACGTAGTTTTGGAGATAACGCATTAGGAACTCCGCCAACAAGATCCAGTGGAATTATCAGTGACTTATATAATACAGTGCCTTGGGGAAGGGATGTTATGCCAACGATTACATCTGAAACTCCATCACCAATGACCATTCTATTAATAGAAAGCGAGGTTGAATCATCATGAAAGAAAGCCCTGCTTCTCAAAGCCCTGCTTCTCAAAGTGTAACTTCTAAAGTTGAGTATTCATTTGTTAAATCAGAGGTTGAGATGGAGCATCTATTTTGCGGAGGCGTTTACATCAGAAAAATGTCAATGAAAAAAGGTCAAATGGTAATAGGAGCAAAGCATAAAGAAACTTTCTTTTTAATGATAACAAAGGGTGCTTGTATCATTGCAGACAAAGAAAGAACAGAACATAAAGCCCCCCAGATATTTATATCAAAAGTTTGCGCTGAACGAGAAACTTA